ATTTAAAGGTATTTCCCAACTTCTTCCTTTTCTTCTATTATCATCATATTCTATAAATACTTTACAAGAATCTTTTCCAACATTTACTCCATATAGCATTACATAATCTGGCGAGTTTCTTAAATCTACAGGATCAACTTGTAATAAAGAATTTGAATGTTGTCTTGGTTTATAAATATTACCAATTGTTTTTTTATGAACTAAAGTAAATCCATATTCTAAATTTATATGTTCTCTTAAATATGTTTGTAACATATCAAAAGATCTAGAAAATGGAAATTCTCTATTATAAATAGTAGATGATAAAATATCCGCACCTAATTTTTCTCGGTCTATTTCAAAACCTTTAGGCATTTCTACTTGACCAAAATGTAGGTCTATTTGAGATAGTATTTTTTTATGCATAACACCGTATGCAATAGATATATATTGTTTAGTTAGATGTCAACAATTAAGAGATAGTCTTTAAATCCCAAGATTGACCAGCTTCATTCCACTGATAATGAGACATTGCTGTCTTTTGTTCTTCAGTTAATACTGGCGCATCACCAATTGGTGATTTCCAAGATGCAGTTGCTACATCTTTTACCCATGAAGCATGTGGTTTCTTTGGCCAGAAGATTTGATTATCTTCATCCCAAGTATAACCAATACCTGCGTAATTTCCTCTAAAAGGTGTTCCACCATTTTTGTGTTGTCCACCTTGTGTATTATAAGATGTTTGAATCCACATTTGAGCTGGCCAGTTATTATGTAATTCTAAATACTGTTGACCAACCGTTTCGTCTTCAACTCCAGAAGCATTAAGCATATCACTATTGTTTAGTGTTAATACTGCTATAACTTTTCCGTTAGCTCCTAATTTTGCAAAATGTGCCATATTTATCTCCTATTATAATTTAGTTTGTGTTAATTGTAAATCCATAGTTTTTATTGGAATTTATATCTAATAACAACTATTCCTGATCCGCCAGCTCCACCTGCGTTTTCAGCTCCACCTGGGTGATTTCCTCCACCTCCACCTCCACCTGTATTAGTTGTTCCTACACCAGGTCCTCCTTTTGTACCAGCTCCACCACCACCTTCTCCTCCTGATCCTGGAGATGCAGCTATATAAGTTCCACCACCACCTCCCCCTGCAAAATATCTACCAGGAGCTGGTCCTGGTGTTCCGTAAGAAGGTGCTGTTGGTCCAAAAAATGCTGTAGCTATTGGTGATCCTATTCCACCTGGCCCAGATTGTAGTGGGTTAGGAGCATTAGTTCCAGCTGCTCCTGCTCCACCTCCACCACCTGCTGTACCTCCTGATGGAGAAGGTGAGAATGGTGCTGCAATTCCTCCTGGATTTCCTTGAGGTGGACTTACTGGAGGTGTGTTTCCTGTTCCTACATTTGTAGGACTTGTATCAGCTCCACCACCTGATCCTCCAGGTGCTCCTCCTCCACCACCATAACCAGTTCCACCACCAGCTGAAGTTATTGTACTAAATATTGAATTACCACCTTTTGTTACACCACAACTAGGTCCACCTGGATTACCTGCTGTACCACCTGCACCTACTGTAATTGGATAACCTGTAGCTGTTACTGGTAACCCTGCTAATGTTGGACTTGGATAATTTTGTCTATATCCTCCAGCTCCACCACCACCACCAGCAGATCTTTGTCCACCTCCTCCACCTGCTACTACTAAATATTCTACTGTATTTGCTCCTGCTGCATTTCCTGCGCATGTAACTGTAAAAGTTCCTGGACCTGTAAATACGTGAGTTTTATAATCTCCACATGTTAAAACTGTTCCGCCTGTTGCTGCAATATATCCTGGAAATATTGTTGATCCTACATTATCTGCTATAGGTACCCATCCTTGTGTAGCATCTACATATATTAATGTAGTTGAATCTCTATTTACATATATGGATCCATTTACAGCTAATCCTTCAATATTAGATCCATTTCTACCAATTGTAATATTATTAGTTGCTGCAGTACCCGCATAATCTGCTATACCAACAATAGCTCCTGCACTTGGAGATGAAGGTAAAGTAACTGTAAAAGCTGCTGAAGTAGTATCACAAAAATATCCTACACCACTAACTGCTGTGAATCCTGTTGTCTTTTTAGTTGTATCCCAGTTAACTGCTCCTGTTGCACCAAATCCTGTTGCTGTACCGTTATTCGTGATCGTTGCACCAGCTGGAATGATAATTGTATCTCCACTGTCGCCCAATGTTAATTGAGTACATGTTTGTTTAGGACTAATTTTATTTACTTTTATTTCACTCATAATTTTATTTTATTGGAATTTGTATCTTATTATTACTATGCCTGATCCTCCAGTTCCAGCAGCAGGTATTGGACTATTTCCATTAATTCCTCCTCCTCCACCGCCAGTATTAGTAGTTCCCTGTACTGAAGGAATTGAAGTATTTCCTGGACTTCCACCTGCTCCACCACCACCTGTTCCACCAACTGGATTTGTTGCTGTTGAATTAACTGAACCTCCTCCACCTCCTGCTCTAGCTGTTGGAGATCCTGAAATTGAAGTTGTAGCACCTGCTCCGCCTGAACCAAAAGAAGGTCCCCCTTGACTACAACCACCAGCATTCTGTCCTACAGCAGTTGCACCTCCACCACCACCACCATGAGTATGTGTAGCAGCACATCTACTTCCTGCTCCTCCATTATTTCCTTGAGATGGACTAGTTGGTGGTGTATTACCTGTTCCTCCAGTTCCTGCAGAAGAAGGTCCATAATTTCCACCACCTCCTCCAGATCCACCAGGACGAGCATTAGCTTGAGGAGCAGTTGAAAGTCCATTTCCTCCACCGCCTCCACCTGCTGATGTTATAGTTGAAAAAACTGAATTTGATCCTGATACTCCACATCCTGTGGGTGTACAACTTTTTGGACCACCAGCCCCTCCACCACCTACTGTGATTGGATAAGCTATTGCTGAAACGGGTAATGATGTTGAAGATGCTAACGGACTTGCTGTCCAAGGTGCTCCTGTTGCTTTGGATTCTCTAAATCCTCCAGCACCTCCACCTCCACCATAACTTCCAGCACCTCCTCCTCCACCTGCTACTACTAAATAATCTACTGAATTAGATCCAACAGAATTTCCAGCACTTGTTACTGTAAAAGTTCCAGGACCTGTAAAAGTATGAATCTTGTAATTTCCACAACAAGTAACTGTTCCTCCTGTTGCTGCAACATATTCTGCTACAATATTAACTTCAGATAATGATCCAGTATCAATTATTCTCCATCCTTCTGTACCATCTACATAAATAAAAGTTGCTGTAGTATTATTTCCATTTAATAATAAATCTGCAGCAGCTGCATTAATATTAGAACCATTTCTTCCAACTGTTAAATTATTAGTTCCCCACGTTCCTGTATAATCTGAAAAAGCTACAATTGCTCCTGCCGAAGGAGATAATGGTAAAGTAGCTGTAAAAGCTGTTGAAGTTGTATCACAAAAATATCCAACTCCACTTACTGCTGTAAACCCTGAAGTTTTTTTAGTTGTATCCCAGTTAACTGTTCCTGTTCTACCAAAACCACTAGATGATGCACCAGATGCTAAAGCAACTGTTTGTCCAGATGTTCCAATAGTAATAGTTGTACTATTAGTTTGAGTAATTATAGTGCTCGTATTTGAATTCTGTATTGTATCTGTTCTTAATATTCCTGCCATAATTTTTACTGATATTTATATCTTATTACTACTATTCCTGAACCACCAGATCCTCCAACTGGTTTCACAAAACCACCAGATCCACCACCTGTATTTATAGTTCCTCCACTATTAGCAGGAAAATCTCCATCAGCTCCACCTCTTCCACCACCACCAGCTCCACCAGTACCTGGTGTTCCTCCATTATTAGTTGAACTTGCTCCACCTCCACCACCTGCAAAATATCTAACTGCAGGAACTGGTCCTGGTGTTCCATAACTTGGGGCTGTTGGTCCAAACACTCCGTTTGGTAAATAAGATCCATCTCCTCCTGGACCACCTGCACTTGGTGAAAAATTAGTACCTGCTTGAGAAGCTCCTCCACCTCCACCTGCAGAATATGTTCCACTAGGAGGACCACCTGTTCCTCCTGAATTACCTTGTGGTGGACTTACTGGAGGTGTATTTCCAGATCCTCCTGGAAATGGTCCACCACCAGCAGCAGCTCCACCACCACCACCAGATCCTCCTGGAACTCCAGGTCCTGGTCCAGCACCAAATCCTACACCACCTGGTCCACCACCAGCAGATGTTATTGTTGAAAAAATTGAAGGGCTTCCACTAGGTGCAGGATAGGGATTTCCTCCACCACCTCCAACTGTAATTGGATAAGTAGTTGCTGAAACCACTAATCCTGAAATTTCTGGACTTGGGTAATTAGTTCTAAAACCACCTGCTCCACCACCAGCTGCTCCATAACCAGCATCTCCACCACCACCAGCTACAACCATATATTCTACTGAATTAGATCCTACATCATTTCCACCACTTGTTACTACAAAAGATCCAGGTCCTGTAAATACATGTGTTTTATAATTACCACATGTTAAAACTGTTCCACCTGTTGCTGCTACAAATGAAGGTATTTGAAGATCATTAACGTCTCCAGTATCTACTGCTTGCCAACCTCTTCCTGCTCCTGAATAAACCAGTGTTGTAGATAGACCATGATTTGCTAATCGAGCATTAGAAGTATTACCTTCTATAAGACTACCATTTCTTAAAATATTAATATTATTTGTTGCTGCAGTACTTGCCCAATCTTTAATTGCTACTATAGCACCAAAAGAAGGACTAGCTGGTAATGTCACATTTACTACCCCAGCAGAGGTATCTACAAAATAGCCAACTCCACTTACTGCTGTAAAATCTGTTGAATAAATAGTTGAAGACCAATTAACTGCACCATTATAGGTTGCTCCAAATCCTGTAGAAGTAGCTCCGGTTGCTAAAACAACTGTATCACCAGAAGCACCTAATGTTAAGGTAGTTCCTGATTGTGGTTCAACTGCATTAACTTCTATTTTAGACATATTATATTACTACCAAAGTTCCTGTTACAGTTAAAGTACTTGTTAAAGTTACTGGTCCTGCAAGTACACCTGATTCTATTGTTTGTGTTTCACTAATTGTTGTTGCATGTGTATTTACAAATGCTTGTGCTAACATAGATGGAGATGGAGTATATTCTGCCGGTAATGAACAAAATATATCTTTAACTCCTGCACTAAAATTTACTAAAGCATTTGAATTAGAACTAGTGATAACTGAATCTCTAGTAAAAGTAGTAGCGTTCGTTAATGAGCCAATACCAACTTCCCACTGATTTGCTAACGCAATAGTATAATAAGTTGAATTACCTGCTCCAATGCCACTAGAAAAACTTTGAAAACCTGTCTGAGCACCTGTTAATGTAACTGTACTTGTACCGGTTGTCGCAGTAGTTTCTTTGACTCTATCGTTAATAACGAACGCCATAAAACTACTCCTTAACTAATTCTTAATATCGCATTCGTTGAAGTAAATGACGGAAATATGATAGTGAATGTTCCAGCTGTTGCTGCTTTATCACCACCAAAATTCAATGCACATACTGCTTTATTACTTTCAGTGTTATTATAAATTAATGCTCCTGCAGCTGTTAAAGTAACACCTGTAAAAGATAAATCTGAAAAAGTAACAATTGCTGTACCTGTATCAAGTGAAGTTTGTTGTCCTGTCAAAGTTCCACCACCAGTAGCATATTGTCCAGTTGGACTTACTTCATTAGTTGATGTGTACACTGTAGTAGCAGCTGATAAATTCGCTGATGAATTATAAAGTGCTAATTTAAATGTGTCTCCGCCTGTTTCAAAGTCATGAATTCCTTCAAGTAATTGTTGCTTAAATGAATTGCAGACTGCTTGTGTTATACCCATATTTTTGTCTCCTTATAGTTATTATGGTGATGGTGAATTAAGTTTTATTCTTAATGAACCATCATTAAATTCGTCTCTGCGTCTTCTACCTGTTTGTTCTAACGCAAATCCTTGTAATGCTGTATTATACTTGTCTTGGTATAAGTTGTATAGATCCATAGGACCTTTTAAGAAAGCAAAAGCCTCAACTAAACAAGCATAAAGTAATAATTCTGGAGCATTAATACTAACATATGTTTCAGTATTTGTTGTACTTAATGCATCTGGTGTATAAACATAATCTAAAGTTACTACAAAGCCAGTGCTTGGAGTAGGTGCTACTACAATCGCATTTTCTCTAAAAGTTGCATAATATTTAGGAAAGCCAGTTGCACCTGTTGAATTATATTCAGTAATAAATGTGTCATCTCTTGGTTCTAAAGCTACTTGTACACCGGAACTATTTGTAGCAACCACGGATCTAACTACTAAAGCTATTCTTGAAGTAGATGTTCCAGACGATTGGTTTGTATTTGGTAATTGTAAATATTTATTATTAGCGGTAAAACTAGAGGTCGCGTACTCGCGCGCGTAATCTGCATCTGCTTCTCTAAATATTCTTAATTCAGCATCTCTAATAAAACCATTAACAATAGTAGATGTAAAAACATCTGCACCAACTTCTGTATAATCTCTAATTTTTTGTACTAATTCTGCGTATGTCATGATATTGTAATAGTTACACTTCCTACAGCTGTGTAAGCTGATCTGTTTATATTAATAGTATTTGCATCAATATTTGGTTGTAAACTATTTGTTTTAGTATCAAATTGTCCTGGCCAATAGTATAAATTTAATTGTACTAAACAACCACCACCTGGTCTTACATCAGCTCTAGCACTTTTTAATCCTTGAGGATCAGCTGGATGATAAGGTGGGTCTAATTGTGGATGTTTTGGTTCAAATTCAGAAATATGTACAATAGAACCATTCCATTCTTTTCTCATTTCTAAATATGGAAATTGTTGTCCAGATCTATCAGAAATAGCTAATGATCTTTTACCTCTTGCAAATGATGGCATTAGTATCTATCTCCAAAGTAAGAATAAGGTGAAATATAAGAACTTGTTCTTTGAGAATCTTCTTCTAAAGCTCTTTGTAATTCATCTTCATATAATAATTTTAAAGCTTGAATTCTTTCTGGTGCATATTTTTGAGATAAATAAAATGCAAGTCCTGATACCATACATGGTAAAAATCTAAATGGAACATCTGCTGTATTTGTATATGATCCAGCATCCTGAATTCGTTTAATGTAATAATATTTTAAATATGTATATTCTTGGCAATCTGGAGCTAAGTATAAACTTATCTTTGGTGTAGTTTGTCTGTTAACATAATACTGTGAAGGTTGTCCAGTTTGTCCTTTATTAGGAAGTCCTGCATATGCAGATCTATCAATTTTTGTTAATGAAATATCGTTTGTGCTTGAAGTAATTGCATCGCTAGAAGACACATAAGCTTCTAACACATCATTACAATCTGATGGTGTATCGTATGTAATTGTACCTGCTGTAAGTAATTGAGAATAAAGTTCAACTTTCCAAAGGTGTACACCTCTGTTACCCCATTCAGAAAATAATAAATTTAAACTTCTTCTTGAAGATTTTAAATCGTAACCTTTTGTGTTACGAATGCCACATCTTTCGTAGGCTTCTTCAATGACATCATCGATGTCTAAATTAAATGCTGTTGTTCCAGATGTAGCCATAAGTCATAACCTTACTTTTTCTTTTTAGCCGGTTTTTTACTTCCGTTAATTTTTCCAGTAAGTTTATAAGGCTTATGTGCTCCGCCCATTGGTTGTTTTGTTGCTACGCTCATTATCTAATCCTCGACATTTGTTTTTTAACTTGAAACGCTTTTTGACCTTTAGGTTCAAAAACAGGTCCACCAGTTGACATGCTAGGTATTTCAGTTGGCTCTACACCTTCTCCTACTGGTTTACCTTTAACAGTTGGTTTTACTTCTAACATTTCAGGTTCTTTTCTAGGTTTACTACCTAAAACTTTTTTAGCTGCTTTTGCTACTGCTTTTCCTAAACCAATCATAATTAATCTCCTAAGTTAATCATACCACCATAATACTTCTTAGTAAATGTCTTCACAAAAGTAGGTTTTGGCCCAGTATTTCCAGCTGCTCTTTTTCTTTGAACTGCTGATTTTCTTTGACCTTCTGACATAGATCTTGCTTTAGCTAATGGTACACATTTTGGATATCCTTTTCTTTTTTCTCCTTTAGCTCTGCCGCATGGAGCAAAAGAGCCATCCTTACGTTTAGCCCCTATATCTACCCACTTCTCTGCAACCCATTTTCGTAAACTCATTTTAAGACTTTTTAGTAACTTTTCTTCTTTCGTCCATTATGTCTCCACAACCTTTTGCAATTCCACCTTGATCATAATT